GAAACTCGACGATGTTGACCCGGACTTTGCCGAAGAGGTGAAGAAGGGCGGCTTCAAGTATCTTTCGGCTGCCGTTTACAGCAACTTGAAGAAGGGTTTGCGACACCTGGGCGCTCTCGGTGCGGTCGGCCCTGCCATGAAGGGTATGGCCCCGCTGTGTTTTGGCGAAGGTATGTTCGCCGATTCCGACAAGGGCGTTACAGAGCAGGACGTGAGCGTCTTTGCAGAGCCTTTCGCATGGGACCGCCTGGTGCCGCGTACCGTATTCGAGTCGCTTGTGTATAAGCTCGGCGGCATTGGTCGCCTGTTCCGAAGCCAGCGCGAGCAGCTTATCGAAAAGGAAGGCATCGAAGCTGCGGACAAGGTCTTCCCGGAATACGCCATCAAGGATCTTGAAGAAGTTGAAAGCGTTTTGAAGGACGCGGAGGATTTTCCCAGGCAGCAGCCTGCCGTAAAGAGTGACGCAACCGCTGACACCCCTTCTTCTTTCGGTGAGCCGGAAGAAGATGGGGCGGCTGGTGGAACCACCGAACCGACGGACGGTGACGAAGAACATCAGGAAGGAGAAGCCGGTTCTGGCTCGCCGGTCGCCGGGAGCCAGGATCCTCAGCCTACAACGCCCCCTCACGACGAGCCGACCGGCAATGGCCCGGAAGGCAATTCTAGCGAAGCGGCGCGGTTGAGCGAAGAGAATGCCGCGCTCCGGGCAGAGAACGAGACTCTCAAGGCCGAAAAGCTCCAGGCGCAGCGCCTCCGCGCCGGTGCGGCATTCTCCGAGACTTTGGACAACGCCATTGCCGAAGGCCGTTGCAATCAGGTGATGAAGGACAGCCTGATGAAGGTTTTCGGCGCATTGCAGCACTTGCCGGTCGATGGCGAAGGCTGCTTCGGCGAAGGTGACGACCGTGTGAATCCGGCAACGGTGCTCGAAGAGACGGTGAAGAACCTCCCGAAGATCGTGGAGTTCGGCGAATCGCAGATTTTCAAGGCCAAGAAGGCAGAGTCCGCCGCCGAAAAGATTTCCGCCTACAAGGCTGAGCAGGAAGCGAAGGGGCGTGTGCTCACTTTTGCCGAAGCTGCCGAAGAATGTATCAAATAACAAGGAGAACCCAGAATGAAGGGAAACATTCTCAATTTTACCGCTGAAAATGCGGTCCCCGCTTTCCGTTTCGCCAAGGTTGGCACTGCGGATGGTAACGTAAAACTCGCTGCCGCTGGCGATGCGGTGCTCGGTGTCTCTACCGACATCAATTCCGCTGAAGGTCGCCCTTGCGATGTCCAGTTTGACGGCATCGCCAAGATTGAACTTGGCGGCTCCGTGACGTTTGGCGACAAGCTTGCTTCCGACGCCAACGGCAAGGCCGTCGCAGCTACTTCCGGTGAAATTGGCGGTATCGCTCTCGATTCCGGTGTCAGTGGCGACTTCATCCGCGTCAAGCTTGTGACGCTCAACGTGCCCGCACCTGCCCAGGAATCCGCTGGAGGCAACGATAGCGGTAATGGTGGCGAAACTACCGGGCAGGGTGGCTAAGGACTTTAACAAAGGAAGAACAACATGAAGAAGATGACCAAAATCCCGCTCATTCTCCTCGCTCTCGTGTGCACTGTCGCCGCTTTCGCTGGTGCAGACACGCTTACCGCCTGCGGCGTCCCGCAGATTCTCGTGGACTCGATTGCCCCGATTGCCGGGGTGTCCTGCGCCACCACGGGTCTTATCCTGCCGATTGGCGAACAGCAGACCGGTCTTGTCATCGCGTACAAGAACAACAAGCTCATCGCCGACGACGTGATGCCTATCAAGAAGCTGGACGGCAAGAAGCTCGACTTCAAGTACACCGTGCGCACGAAGGGTGACGGCTTTACCGTGCAGGATACCCGCGTGGGCCGTACTTCCGAACCGAACATCATCAACCTTTCCGGCGAAGAAGTGTCCGATTTTTGCGTCGCACACGGTCTCGAAGATATCATCCCGCAGGAAGATATCGACCAGCTTGACGACCCGACCCGCTTTGTCAATTCCCACCTCCAGGCGCTTGCCGACAGAATTGCGCTCGGTCGTGAAATGCGCGTGGCAGGCCTTGTCGAAAACACCTCCAACTATGGCTCCGGTCTTTCCCACACCTACGAAGACAACGAAGGCATTGGCGCAACCGGTTTCAACATCGTCGATGTTCTCCTGGAATACCTGGACAAGCCGCTTGCACGCCCGAACCGCCTTGGCATGGGTGCCGCCGTGTGGGCAAAGCTTCGCCGCGACGAAAACATCCTGAAGGCTCTCTACCCGAGTGGCAACTTCACCGGTGGCGTCGCTACCCGCGAACAGGTCGCGGAACTGTTCGAAGTGGACGAAATCTTCGTGGGTGAATCCCGCGTGAATACCACCAAGAACCCGCGCAACCCGACGCTTGCCCGTTGCTGGGGCAGCAATATCTGGGCCCACTACTACGAACCGCTTTCCAACCTTACGGATGGCGTGGCGTGGGGTCTTACCGCCCAGTCCGGCGAACGTGTCACTTCCAACGAAGTCGATACCAAGATCGGCCTCAAGGGTGCCCAGAAGCTCAAGGTCGGCTCCTACCTCAAGGAACTGGTCGTGGGCAAGGATGCGGGCTTCCTCCTGAAGAACGTCATCAAGGCTGCCTAACAGATGAACTACTGTACGCTCGAAGATATCCGGGGCCATGTTCCCGAAGCCCGCCTGGTCGAGATTACCGACGACACGAACCCGAATGCCACGGGCACCGTGAACGTGGCTGTCGTGGAAAAGGCCATTGCCGAGAGCAGCGATATTATCGATGCCTATATCGGCAAGCGGTTCAAGCTGCCGCTTCCGGGTATCCCGAGTGTATTGCGTACCATCTGCGTAGACCTTTCGATCTACAACCTGTACGAACGCGTGACAGAGCTGAATGTCTCCGACGGCATGCAGCTCCGTTACAAGAACGCTCTATCCCTTCTGAAGGGCATTGCCGAGGGCGAAGTTTCCATCGGCATTGTCCCGGAAGAAGATATTCCCGAAACGAGTTTCAAGGTCGTTTCAAAAACCGGTGACGCGCAGTTCACCATGGAATCTATGAGGTCCCTATGAGTGAGCCGGTTGCCGTTACTAACTGCTATGTGATAGAAAAGGCTGTCAAAGACCTGATTGAAGGCGGAAATGTCCCGCAGATGGTCTTCAAGGCGGTCGATATCCAGAAGGAATTACAGACCATCACACACCCGAGCTTTACGGTCGCCGTCATCAAGGGCGACTTCGAGCAGGAAGGAATGGGCGGAAAGATTACCGAGTCCGTCGAGGTGGTGGTGACACTCATCGTGAAGAACCTTGCGAACGAGGAACAGCGCAGGAAGATGATTCACCCGATGGTGTCCTATGTGGTGCAGAAGCTGCACCGTAACGATCTCGGGCTTCAGATGGAGCCCCTAACCGTTAGCGGCTGGAACGATGTCTCTACTACGGAACATCTTGGCCTTGCCCTGACGCTGTTTGAAATCAAGTTTAAGACGCAGTTCTCGGTCGTGCCCGAAGCCGCCGAAGAAAACTACAGGGAACTGCTCTCCATTAGCTCTACGTTCCAGAGCGAAACGCCCGAACACGAGGTATTTGCCCAGGGCGAAGTCATTTTCAAAGAGGTAAACAATGAACCTGTCCCCTAATATCCCCGAAACCATGATTCCGGGTTCCTACACGGGCTACAACTACTACGCTGGCCCGAACGGGCTGCCCGCAAACATCCAGAAGGTGCTGCTTATCGGCGATGTTTCCACCGCCAAGGCGTCCACGACCCCGGTGAACAAGCCCACCGAAATCGGCACCGAGACCGAGGCTTATGACTTTGCTGGGGCCGGATCCGTGCTCATGCAGATGTACAAGGCCGCGAAGAAGGCCTGGAAGTACGCCCAGATCACGATGCTCCGCCATGGTGCAGTGACGGGTTCTGCCGCCACCTGGGAAAGCACTCTTTCCGGGACGGCTACTGCGGCAGGCATTGTTTCCGTAATCATTAACGGCCAGAAGATTAGCGTGGGTGTCGCCAAGACCGATACCGCAGCCGCTGTCGCCACGGCCCTTGCCGCCGAAGTGAACAACACTCCCGACGCGCCTGTCACCGCCGAAGCCGCTTCCGCTAAGGTCACTCTCACTGCAAAGTGCGCCGGTGCGTATGTGTCCGCTGCTATGGGTGGCCTGAACGTGTCCGTGACATCCGAAGCGACTGGCATTACCGCAGGCGCTGTGAGCGCCACGGCTGGTGTCGGTACGGTTGACCTTACGACTGCCCTTGCCGCCGCCTTCCCTGAACGTTTCCACATCATCGTTTCCCCGGTGAATGACGAAACGAACCTCGGCTACCTCAAGACGCATCTTGAAGCTGCCGCCGCGCCGCTTGAACAGCGTGGCCAGCGTGCCATCTGCGCTATGGTCTCGGCTTCGGCTACTGCCGCCAAGACCGAAGCACTCAAGCATAACTATGAACGCCTGCATATCGCGGCGGTCAAGACCAAGATCAACGCTACCGTGTGGGAAATCGCGGCTGGTCTCGGTGCGATTTTTGCCAGCAACTCTAAGCCGAACGTGCCGATGAACGGCGTGGCCATTCCTGGCCTTGCCACCCCTGCCGTCGAGGACAAGTGGAGTGGCGAAGAACAGGACATCCTTCTCTACGGCGGTGTGATTCCGCTGGTCGAAGAAGATAGCCAGCTCTGCATCGTGCGTGCCGTGACCACCAAGAGCAACAACAGCGGTTCCCGCTTCACCAAGCTCATCGACACGGGCGTCATCGCCTCGCTCGACTACTTCCGCGACTCCATCCTCGCGATGCACCGCGCCAAGTACAAGAACAAGGTCATCCATGCGCTTCTGCCCGATGCCCTGAACGAAGACAACAAGGCCATCGCCTACGCCCTCGAAGCCGAAGCAATCCTGCGCTACATCGACGATTACGCCGACCAGTTCATCACGCAGGAATCGCCGAACGAACCGGGCCGCATGCTTTGCCAGATTCCGGCTCCTGTCGTGCCTGGCCTGAACCAGATCTATTCCACCATCGACCTTTACCTGTAAGGAGTGAACCATGAGAATTTCTTCGCTTTCTCTCACCAAGGACGGCTCCGCGATTACCGACTTTTCCAAGTTCAAGGAAAACGAAATCGAGACCGTGCAGACTGTCGAGCACTTCAATGGTGAAGATGCCATCAAGGTGCCCAAGAAATACGGCTTTTCGCTGACCTATCTTCCGAAATCCGGTGCCGATATCGACTGGGTGTCCGAAGAGGACAAGAACGATGCAGGCTGGACTGTCATCGTGAACTATGTGGGCGGCAAGAAGGTTGTATTCGGTGGCGTTCACCTGCTCAAGTCCACCCCGAACGAGATGGACGGCAAGACCGCCAAGGAATACCAGCTCGACTTCTTCGCCTCTAGCCGCAAGGTATAGCGATGAGCGATTTCAAGCAGAAAATCCGGGAAGACGACTCTTCCGCCATCATCGAGATGATTAAGGACGCCCACAAGGTTTCCAGAATCATCGGATGGCCTGGCAAGCCTGATATCAAGGTGAAGATGCGTCTTCTTACGCTTTCCGAGACCAGAATTTCGAAGGTGCAGAACCAGCAGGAGTTCAAGAAGGACGGTCTGGAAATCGGCTCGCATAACTGGGCGGACTACAGGGAACAGGAATGCGTTCACGGCATGTGGCGCATTCTGCTTGACCCCGAGACGGACAAGCCCATTTTCAATAGTGCCGAAGACTTGCGTAGCTTCTGCACTACCGATGAGCTCAACGCCATTAGCGCGGAATACAACGCCTTTGCCGACGAAAACGACCCGAGCCTGGACCGTTTGAGCGAAAAGGACTACGAAGCTCTCGTTGATACGCTAAAAAAAACGCCGGACCTGATTCCGAAGAAAGTCTTAAGCTTGCCTGTAGCGTGGAAGCTTCTGCGTACTTTGGTTGCCCGGCAATCGAACTGAACGACGCCCAGTGGCTCCTCATCTTTGCGATGAAGGGATACCTGGGCAAAGATGACGGATGGCAGACCATTGGCGGATAATAGCGTTACATTGAGGATTGGTGCAGACCCGACGGATCTCCAGAAGGGTCTCAGGCAGTCGAATGCCGCCATATCTACGTTCGGGGCAAGGACCAAGGCGACCATCGCACGTGTCGGTGGAAGCATCAAGGGAATTGCCGACCGTATGGTCACGCCTCTCAATTCGTTGGTTCTTGGCGGCGGTCTTGGCATGGCCATCAAGAACGTGGGCGACCTTTCCGAGGCGCTCATGTACTATGGTTTTGCCGCAAAGAAAAGCGACGCGGACACGAAGGTGTTCCGCGAATCGCTGCATAAGACGGCTGTCGAAACGGGGGTCGCCGCCAATGAAATACTGAACGGTGTCTCTAAAATTGGCGAAATTACGGGCCAGTTTGATTTTGCCGAAGATATGGGTGGAATCCTGGCAAAGGCTGCCAAGGCGTCCGGGGCATCCGTTGAAGATTTGGCAAATGTCGCCTCTTCGTTAAAAGTGACCATGGGCTTGACCGCCGATGAAGTCGCGAAATTCTTCAATTCACTGATTATCCAGGGCGACCAGGGTTCCTACACCCTGCAAAAGTTCGCAGCTGAAGGTAAGGCCCTGCTTGCGGCCACATCGACTCACGGCATCAAGACGGCGGACCAGTTCGCTAGTTTTGGGGCCTATTTGCAGGTCATGAATGCCCAGATCAAGAGCGAAGCTGAACTCACCACGTCCGTATCGACTCTTTTCAGCGAACTTGTTTCGAAGGCGAAGGACCTGAATAAAATCGGGGTCCATGTCTTTGACAAAAACAAGGAATATAACGATTTTGACTTTATTATGCGCCAGCTGATGGAGAAAACCAATGGGGACCTCCAGAAATTGGGCAAAACGTTTGGCGCATCCTCTATCAAGGCATTACAGCCTATCATTTCCGAATACAAGAACGGCTGGAAAACCGTCGATGCCATTACTAAGAGTGGCCAGGAAGGCATGACCAATACGAACGTATTGGATGAGCGCTTCGAAAAGACTGCAAACGATTTCAAGACCAATGTGAGCAAGATGAAGGCTGTTGCCGAGACGTTTGCCGACACGAACCTTGCCGGTCCTGTGGAATCGCTTACTTCGGCTCTCAACTACCTTTCCAAGCACCAGGGAATTGTCACGGCAGGCTTCAAGGCTATGACTGTTGCCGCAGTCGCTCTCGGTGCCGTCAAGCTTGGCGGGCTCGTGAAGGATGTTGCCGGTCTTGCCATGGATATCAAGGGTATCTGGAGCAAGAAGGGCGGTGCAGGGGCCGCTGCTAACGGTGCGGGTGCTTCTGCGATGTCCGCTGCCGTCCAGAAGGTCTTTGTCGTCAATATGCGAGGCGGTTTCGGCGGTGGTTCCGACTACATGGACGACGACGCCCCGATGACCAGAACATCGCCCGTTGCAACCGAAACCAAGAATACCGCCCGAGAAATGGGCCGATTCCGCACGGGGCTCAACTCGGCACGTGCCGGGTTGAACGCCATCGGTCGCTCTCCCATTGGAATGATGGGACTCGCCGCCGCAACCGACTGGGCTGTCGGCAAGATTTACGACTTCGGTGCAGCCTGCGTCGAGCTTTACGAAACGAACAAGGAAATGGAGGCCCGAAACAAGGAAATCCAGGAGAACGGCCAAAAGGTCATCGGTGAAAAATATGGCTACGAGGCCGAGTTCTGGGCAAGAGAATGGGACAACGCGTTCAATGCCTTGAATGAAGAGCTGAACAGCTTCTTCTATGTGAATGACGAAAAGGTGGCGCAACTCCAGGCGGAAATGAATAAAGCCCGCGAAAACATGCAGAAGGCCGTCAAGGACAACAAGGAACGCCGCGAAGAGAACGCCAAGAATGGCGTCCATGTGATGACTGCCCAGGAATACATGCAGCAGCTGAATGTCACTATCAATTTGGACCAGGCGAACAACCGCTATACGGCGCAGAGCGACGGCGGCAAGCCTGCGAAGGTCAAGGTGCAGAATACACCGGGGATGGGATAAATGGCAGACGCGAACGAACCCAGAGAATGCACGCTCGGTGAGTGGAACTTGAAGCTGACGAACATCAGCGACGAGATCAGCCACGCCATGGCCGAAACGACCTATCCGTACAAGAATGGCGCGGAGCTTGAAGACATGGGCGTAAATCCCGAAGTTTTCAGGTTTTCGTGCATCATCACTAACGAAGACTACGATAAAAACTACAGTGCGCTTCGAAACTGGTTCCTTTCGTATTTCCCGGAACCTGTAGAGCTGTATCACCCCGATCACGATACGATTCTTTATGGATATCCGAAAAATGTTTCCTTTGCCTCTGACAAGCGCAGGAAATATGCGGAGTTTCAGTTCGACTTCGAAATAGCGAATCTCCAGGAAGAAACCCAGGCCTTTACCGACCCGACTGATGTGACCTACGAAGAGGCGAAGGAAGCGAATGCCGATGTGCAGGCGTCCATCGCCAACGACATGCAGAAGGCCGGGGTCCCTGATGTCGAAGATTCCGACTGGTCACTGCTTGATGTGTGGGGTGCCCTTGGCGATGCCGCACGTGCGTTTGCCTCTGGCGTTCAGTCTGCGATGGCCAAGATCCAGGGCGTTATTACCACAGTAAAGGCCCCTATCGATGCGATAAATACGACGATTGACTACATGGGCACCCTTTCGGGCAAGCTGACGGAGAGTTTGCAGGGTTGCTGCGATTCGTTCTCCGGTCTTGCCCGTCGTGCGACGAAATCCAAGAGCTCTACGGCTGTACTGGCTGCGAACATGTCCGAAATGCTTGCTGGTCTTGCCGGTTCTCCTGTATATGCGGCATACGCGACGCTTGCGGCGTCCACACTTGCAAACGAGACCGCGAAGCAGATCAGCGACGACGAAAGAAGGATGGGTGAATCTATCGCCGCCGAAAGCGTTGTTTCCGACGATGCCGAAGGAAGGGAAGTTGCAGAAACAAAGCCTGCCTATATCGTCACCCCTGCCGATCTGGAAGCCAGCGTGGCCACGGTCCGCGAGTTCATCAATACGGTTCTCCCGGTTGCCATTTGCCCGGAACGGCTCAAGAAACAGGCGGCAACCCTTAGCGAAGCCGTTCTGCGAATCAAGATGGAATACATGACCACGAAGAAGGTATTGTTGCAACATGAAACGCCTCTCCATCGTGTGTGCCTGGACAACGGCCTGGGCTACAAGGCGGCGGAGCGTCTTTGCGCACTGAACGCGGTCAAGAATCCGACTTTTATGAATGGCGAGGTGTTAGTCTATGACAAATAACATGGATGAAGTCATCGTCGCCATAGAAGGCTCCCGAATGGACAAGTTCGTGAGCTACAGCATCACGCAGGACCTGTTCGCTCCCGAAGGTTCTTTCCAGTTCGGATGCGATTCCAAGTACGATATTTCTGCGGGCGATACGTGCACTATTTTCGTAAATCGCAAGGTGGTGATGGCGGGCATTATCGATACCGTCAAGCGCGAATTATCGAGAAGTGGCCCAAGGCTTTCCTTTGAAGGTCGTTCTGTGGCTTCCATTATGGTCGATAGCTGCGTGACAAAGTTCTCGACGCTCCCCACGAAGCTCGACGCACTGGCCGAAAAGCTGGTGCGCGGGCTTCCCTTTATCGGCAAAAAGGATTTCGAGTATTATTCCGGGGCGAAAAAGGCGAATATCAAGCGAAAATTCGTGCAGCTTTCCCCTGGCGATACGGTTTTCGAGGTCATCAAGCGGGCGGCAAACTCGCAGGGATACCTGTTCTGGGCTACTCCAGAAGGCAAGTTCTGCTTCGACAAGCCTCTTGTTCGTGGTAAGCCCATGTTCCACATCCATGCCTTCGGCGACGGCTCCGTGATTGACTACATCGAGGGCTCGGTGACAAACACCATCGATGGCGTCCATAGCGAAGTCCGCGTGATGGGCGAAAGCCAGGACGACAACGACATCAAGTATGTGATGGCGACCGCAAAGAACGACGACATGCCGTTTGCAAAGCCCCTGGTCGTGAACTGGAACGAAAACGAAGGCCCCGCAAAGCGAACCGCAGAGCTTCAGATGGCAGTGGAAAAGGCCAGTTCAATCCGCCTTGAATACACGGTCAAGGGGCATTCCCAGAACTCCAACAACTGGGAAATCAACCGATTTGTCGATGTCGATGATAACTTCAACGGAGCCAGCGACAGCTATCTCATCAAGTCGGTGACATTCACGCTTGACCGGCAGAACGGAAAGCGCACGCGTCTTGAACTCCAGCCTGGGGGTGCATTATGATGAAGTTCTTTACGAGCATTATTTCGAGCTGCAAGGATATCGCTGGCAAGCTTCGCAGCGTGTCGGCAAAGGCTAACGGTCGCGATGTCGAAGGCCGACAGCTGATGCAGCAGTATGGCTTTATATCCATCCCGCCAAGCGGGTCGCGCATTCTCTTCCTGGAGTTTGGCAATGTCATCGTCGGCGTGGCGAGCGACGGCAAGGAACGTCCCGCCGTAGAAGAAGGCGAAACCGCCGTGTATCGTGACGATAAACAGTATATCATTTTCAAGCAGAACGGAACCATCGAAATGAAAGCCCCGAAAGGTGTGGATATCGATGGCGACCTTCGCGTAAAAAAGGATATCTGGGACAATACTGACAACCCTGCGGAAGTCGGATCCATTAGAAATTTGCGTGCAATCCTCAAGCCCCAGGTACACGGCACCGCTGTCGGCCCGTCTTCTCCTGGAACGCCGCCCATTGTTCCTGACCCTCCTCCTCCGGTGGTATAGTATGACCTTTGAGAA